TGTACGGCCACGCCAGCGGTCGCAGCGGATGGATTAGTGACGCTGATCCAGCCAAGTGTAGGTGTGATGATCTGTGTGACAGTTCCAGACGCGGCGGTAACGGCCCCGATAGTCGTGCATGTCGCGGTAACAGTGATATCCGCCGACGTCGGTATCGTCACGGTTGGTGGTAGCGCGTATTGATACGTGCCGTCAGAAACAACGCCATTCGTGATGATTGTTCCGACAGTGCCAGTTACCAGCACGTCAACCGTTGTATATGTCGCGGCTTGCCTTGCGATGCCGTTTATCTTGACCAAACTAGACAGCGCGGCCCCTTGCGCGTTTGATGGCGAGAACGAGTTAAACACCGTGATCGCCGCCGCATTGCTATCCGAAATGGCCTGCGCAATAACACCGATCCACTGTCCATCCTGCGTATCGGCTGTCAGAACAACATCAGCACCATAAATAAGCTGATATGACGCAACAAGGGATTGATAGATGTCAGCATAAACAGGCGCAGATATACCCGCACTGGTTATGGTCGGTCCAAGTGTAGCTAGGGGATAAACGGGCATTTATTCGCCTAAAATGTCGTTATAGTTGCGGTTATAGGCGTGCCATCCGACGACGCATCATAAATCGTTGCTATCGTAGCATTAACAGAAAGCTGCCGATTTTGCAAGGTAGACGAATAAGAAGTGATTGACGAAACCCCAACAGTTCCCAAGATCACGCGCTGAATTTCACCGTCATAACTAGACGAGGGTTTATATCCAATGATCTTGCCAAGAAGGTCAAGGCCCACGCTTGTATCAAGAAACCACTCGCCCTTAAGTAGGCCAAGCGATGTTTGTACGCATTGCGCTACACCTTGTGGAGTATCGACCAGAAAGTTCAGAGAGCCATTTCCGAACGTCATGTCATTCGTAGGGCTTAATTGACGTACTCTCATACCATCATCCCGCTATCGCCAGAGCCAACCGTCACGCCCGAATGAATGTGATCCTTGATTGACTTGCCGTTCAAAACAATGTCCCCATCAATCGTCCATGTCCCTGTGCCAGTGAGGCCTGATGGCGCGTCGATAGTCACCATTTTAGAAGTCCCGTCAATCGCGACCTTTACCGTTCCATCCGCCGTTCTCATTTCAACAGCGGTGGTCGATGGGGCCGAAACAAGGTTGACCTGGCTGCGAGGGCCAACCAAAACAAACCCATCCGAAAGGTCATGCATCCGGTATTCCATCGGCGGTTGAATGCCGCCGTTCTGCCACCATGCGTCGATGCACCTAGACGCGAATATGACCAAGCATTCATCGCCCTTGGTTATCGGAAACGTCAAGGTTACGCCGCCGCCTGACGGGAATATTACGGGGCAGTCAACTAGTAGGGGTAAGTTTACGTTGGATGCCCCGCCCGTTTTCGGATTAGACAACACTCCTTGAATTGCGGGCTGCACCGTGCACGTCATTTTGGAGGGGTCGTAGGACTGGATTATGCCGGGCATGGCTGTTTGTATGCCTGCCTGCCTAGACCTTGTGGCGATATTAATAGCCGTCTCAAGATCATCTATTCTTTGGACGCGATCCATCAGAATTGCCCATTCAAAAACAATGATGATTGCCCGGTATCACCGTTTAAAGATAGCCCGGTAATATCGGAATACCATGCGTTTCCGCGAGTATCCCCGCTATGTTCAATCACATAAATTCGATACAGTCCATCAGCGGCGATGTGCGGGAATGTGGCGACATCATTGATCCATTGATATGACGGCGTTACACCCATGGCCCTGATTGATTTGTTGTCGATCTTTATGGCCGATGCAACGTCAAGCAGGGGGTTTAACAGGGTCCGCACCTTAATGCCAGCTTGCGTCTGCTCTGGCCAACCTATCATACCCGTATCGGAATTTATGACCGTCGCAGTGCCGGGGATTGAACTCTCCAGAGGAACGAAAGCTATATTGCCTTTGTTGTCGTAGAAATATGAAAATCCAGCGGTAGCAGCCGCAATATGCAACGTATCTCGCGCCATCCCATAAATGGTCTTGCCCCTCGGCAATTTTGCGCCGGGAATAAAATCATATGGCTTAAGGTGAAGTCCCGATGATTGTGCGGCCTGCTCTGCCACATCCTGCATGGTAGCACCAGCGGACATAGTAAGAGACATAACTTGCTGTTGCGCGATATAGCCCTCGCCAGCTATAATGTCCAAGTATGTGTCAGTAGGGTTATCCCTGCCGAACCTTGCCTGAATAACCACACCAAGAAAGATTGTGCCGTAGTTTCCATTAACATACCCGGCTTGGATGGTCATGGTTAGATATTCTTGAGCAGCCAAAGCGTTGAGTGTTTTTTCAGATATATTATATATCCGCACTGTTGCTGACTGAAAGGTTTCCTTGTCAGCCTGTTTAATGGAGAATGTGCAATGAAGATCGGACAGGTCAGTTATCTGGCTGTCATTCCCAAGCGTAAGGGAAAATCTCCGAATAAATTGATTGTTAACCTGTGACATATTGCATTATACAATCAGTACCAAGGTTTGTAAACGTAGGCGGACTATCGCCACCCGCCACGTTTATCATATAAATCTGCCCCACAAATCCAAGATAATCATAAGGTGCCAAAAGATCTATACCCGTAACGAGCGGCAATCCCAAGATAATCGGAACATTATTGAGATCGCCAATATCAAGGAACCACGATCCTCGATATGTGATAGTAAATGTGTAGTTAATGTTGTTAAGGGCTACCCCGAATGTTTCAGCATAACCAGCCAAAGGTATTGTAAATGTTGTCATGATCCAACCTGCTGAATGGACTTGGTTCCGTTTTGCACTGTGGCGGACGTGACTTGAGGATTTGCTTGATTGGCAGTCGGAGGATATTTAGTAGTGATAGTGTCAACCAAAATCACTTCCTGCAAAGACATGGCTAGATTTAAGACATGTTCGGTTTTTTGATCTGTGGTGGTTTTTAGTGACTTAATCAATAGGTTGGAATAAAGACGCTTGCCAGTTTGAACCTCAAGCAAAGAAGCTGATGCCTGCAAGTTAAGGAAATAGGTATAAAGATCACTCAGCGACGAATAGCCGTTTTGCGCACCCCAATATGCGGAAAACCCGACATCAACATTTAACATCGCCGGCATTTTGAATGCATGGTCAGTGATCGCCGCACCCCGTTCAACGGGATGCAGTGTGATTGTCATGTCATCAGAATGTTGCTCCGAAACCGTCACTTCCGCCGTGATGCCAAGGCCTGCTGATGCCGTTCCTTGCACGGCTATGGTTCTAATGATGCCGGTTGTCATCAGTGTGCAAACCTCTGGAACCCGCCAATCAAGGCTTGGTTGGCTTGGTTGATAGCCCCGCCGACCGCACGGGCTGTGGCGGCGGGATCGCCCGCGCCATTAATATTGACATTGTTTGTTTGATTGATGCTGCCACGTGATGGGTTTGCTCCCAATATTCCCCTGGCCGCATTCAAATCTCTTTGCGTTTCATAACCCGGCGAAGGTGCTTCATACGTCATCACGCCGCCATAGGCAGAAAGAACATCGCTTTGAGAGTTTTTTAATTGGCCCAGAAGTCCTGCAAATCTAGGATTGCTTTGTATTTCATATCCAACCATGGCCAATTGTTCCGTAAAACCGGAACCCTGTATTTTGTGGCCAAAGTGCGCCTCAATATCTCTTATTCGGCTTTTTTCCAGCCACTGAGCAATGCCATATGCACCAGATTTGTTTCTTGCTGACGGGTTTAGCCTACTTTCAGCATAAAGAGTAGCGGCTAGGCCTCTAGCCCCAGCTTCGCTAAGGCCGATTGATTTGAAATAAGCGACAGCTTGGCCAAAACTACCGGAGCCACTTGAGCCTGCGCCAGATGATGTACCGCCCCCTGATGCACTCGGCACATTTGAAGCAGTCCTGCTAGCAGGACTAACAAAGTCAGAACCTGCCTTGTAGTCGGAAGGGACAATGCTGCTGGGGTTGAAATATTTCGAATTGACATGCCAGCCACTTCCGGGGACGCCATGGAAGTTTGCAGGCTTTACCCCTTTGGCATTCCAATCTCCGCTTCCACGCCCCTCCCAATGCCCAATCCCGCCGCCATCGTCTACCCAATGGCGAGTGGCCGCAACATTCTGGCCCCTAACCACGAGAGTGGGGTTAACATCTTCGGCAACATGCTTTATGGAAGAGTTTCTTAGGTCATTGGATGCTTTAACCGCCAGTGCTATAGATGCTGCCAAAAGTACGAATTGAGCATTTGCAACAACGGCAGCGGCAGCTAGGGCGGTCAATGCGATAACGCCTCCCTCTAGCATTTGATTAAAATTGTCTCCCTTAGAAAGCCAATCCGTTAAAGTCTCCACCAGTTTCTCAAGTGAAGGCAACAGCTTTTCTAATATCTTGGCAGTAGCAAGATCAAATGTCAGCCCAAACTCAGCTTTTAATTCGCGAAGTTTTTCTGAAAATTCATTTGCACCCGCGCCAGCATCCTCAAGACTAACGCCAAATGCCTTACCAATCCTTTCGGCAAATGCCTTGTATTGGGTTTCGTATTTGTCCTCTTGCCCACTACCCATAATGCGTAATGTAGCAGGGTCGATGCCCAACGGAGCGGCTAATTGCTTGGCGCGCCAATACGGCATGTTCTGGAATGTGTGGGCAAGGTCTTTGGCCATCGCAGCGGCGTTGCCCAAGTGTTGGGGTAGAACGCCCATCGCGCGCAGATAAGCGCCCTTGCTTGGGTCGGACCTGAAGTATTCGGCTAAATTCTCAAGAGACTGGCTGGCTCCTTGCGCCGATCCGCCCAACTGAGACATGGCATAGCCGAATGCCTTAATGTCTGTTGCCGACGATCCCAATCGCTGGCTTTGAAAATACAGCTTATCAAGTTGCGGGACAACATCAGCCATAGCCTGCGCTATGTTTTTAGCCATCTCAAACATGGCATCGCCAAGCGCCACAGCCGAAGCCGTCACACCATCTATGCTTTTAACAAAATCAGCCTGTTGGGATTTATCAACTTTGAAGCCCAATGAGGCGACAAATTGCTTAATGACATCATCGGCCATTTATTGTGTCCTAGCCGATTTTTCAGCCCTAGCTTGGTTTTCCATTTTTACCGTGATCGCATCATTCATTCTAGCTACGTCACTCAGGTTAACTTCGCCATTTAAGAGGCTCGTGTACAGGATGTAACCAGCGTCTACGGGCCTTAGAAGCCAGTCCATCCCCGGCTCCGACATTGTAACCGGCGTAAAATTCAACCCCCCGCCGACGTCGAAATCGAGCGGAGGCCGGTAAAAAAATCAGACAGATTTTCCTCGATTGTCGCCATGGTCAAACGGATAATCTCGGCAAGTCCAATGTCCTCGAACATGAAATTACCGTTGTTATATACCCGCGCCCAAGTATCGCCGTTCTTGCGCGTGCAACCCGCGAGGCATTTGCCAATGACATATTCGCTATCTTCGTCGGTCAGTTCCCCGACCGCGTGCAGGATTTTCGCCATCACGTCACCCTCGCCAGCCATAGATGCCAGCACGGGCATAATGCGCCGTGACACATGAAATTGCGTCATGGCGTTTAGCTTGGCAAGTCGATATTCCTTGCCATTCAATTCGATTTCAGACACTGTATTCCCTCCCTAAGTTATTTACACAAAGCCCAAGATTTCAACCACTTCGGCACCGTCCCATGTCCATTCAAGAGCCGGGCCCTCTTTGTCGTATGTCACGTCGGGCTGTTTCGAAAACGCGCAACCTTTGATCGAAAGAACATCGCCAAGGTTGATGTCGCGGATTGTGATGGTGTTCTGCCCCCAAACCTGGGGGGCTTGGCGATCCTGTTCGTACATGCCATTCAGCATGGAATTAACTGGCGAAACCTTCAAAAGCAGAACCTTTACCGTGCATGAATTGTCGGCATGAAGGCTGTTCATGCCAGACCCATCCGCGCCGATTGTCAGCGTGTTTTTAGGCCCGCGCATGGTGACGCTAATGCCGCCTTCGGTGTTGCCCGACGATATGCTAAACGAACCATTAGGCCCCGAAATAGCGGCGGATACCGAAAGAAAAGAATATGTACGAGA